GAACAGCCAAAGGGTCTACTTTTGGAAGTTTTATAAATAAATGGAGTTTAAACACTAGTGGTAATGTTGTACAAGCAGGCACTCTTACAGTCCAGGGAACAAGTAATTCTTCAATAGCAGGCAACGTCGGCATCGGGACGACGGCACCTACTAATTTGCTAAGTTTAGGAGGCAATTCAGCAAGAGTATTTTGGATGGAAAGGCATACAACAGCCAACACGGCAGGTAACACACTTACCATAACAGCGGGCGGGGCAACCAGTGGGGCAACAGATAAAAACGGCGGTAATTTATTATTACAGGGTGGTTTATCAACTGGAACGGGTGAAAGTGGAGTTGCTATCTATGGTTGTGTTGCGGGGGCAAGCGGAACGACAGACAGAACCCAAACAATCGCAATTCAGACACTTGGAAATAAGATAGGGTTTTTCGCAGGAACGCCAATTATTCAACAGTCTTTTATCGCTTATACTGCGGACAATGAGAGCGTGGCATATACGGGCATAGATAACGCCCAAGCGGGGACGCCATACGCCCAACTAACAGACTTAAACGCTTTAAGGGTGGCTTATGAGAACATCCGCCAAACTTTAGAAGATGTGAGGACAAAACTCCAAAATACAACATTGGTTGGATAGTAGACAATATGATGACTTTACTGTATCATATAGTTATGAGAAAAATAAGAAAATATCTTAATGGGCAAAAGTTTGGCAAACTAACAGTTGTTGGTCTTTCTGTTAGACGGAATCATAGAATATGTCAATGTGATTGTGGAAATAAGACAGATGTTTCCATTAGTAATCTGAAAGACAATCATACGACTTCATGCGGATGCGTGGCAAGAGAAAATTTACGGATTAGGTCAACCACGCACGGAGAAAGTAAGAATAGCAGATTGTATAGGATTTGGATAAATATCAAGGATAGGTGTTTGAGGACGACTCATAAGTATTACAAATATTATGGGGGAAGGGGAATAAATGTTTGTAAGGAATGGGAAAATTCTTACATTACTTTTAGTCAATGGGCAAGAGCTAATGGGTATAGGGATAATTTACAAATAGATAGAATCAATAACAATAAAGGCTATTCCCCACAAAATTGCAGATGGACTTCTGGAAAAATAAACTGCAACAATACAAGGCGTAATTTGAATTTAACTGCTTGGGGAACTACTCAAACATTGAGCGAGTGGGTTAAAGATAAAAGGGCTATCGTTTCTTATGATACGATTTGGTTAAGAATAAAAAGGTTGGGGTGGAAACCAGAGGAGGCATTGTCTACACCAAAGTTAAAAAACCAATTTGATATACTAAAGAGTAAAATAGTAGCAACAACATTATTAACATCAGCTTAAAAGGAGGTGACTGAATTATGTACAACCTACTAAAAGAATACGCAGATAAAAAAGCAAAAGGACTAATAAACAAAGTCCAAAAGACCAACGAGGAGAACGAGGACGCTTTAACCTATGCCGTGTATGAAAAAAAGTATGAGCCAGACTTGACTCAAGTCCCGCCAGTTTACGAACAGGTGGCAGACCAAGTAACGGCTGTAACCAAAAAAGAACTTGACGACAGGAAAGCGGAACTGGAAGCAGAAATCGCTTCAATCGAGGCTTTTGAGGGGGACGCAGTAAGCGGTAGCTAATACTAATTTAATTTTCAAATATGACAAACATCAAAACTGATGAGGTCAAACAGGTAGAAGTCAAGAAGCCAACGGCAGAGGACTTCCAGAAAGAATACGAGGCTTTATGCACTCGTATGGGTTATTTTATAGTCCCGTCATTGGTTTGGATAGCAAGGGACGATGGAACGTGGAGTTCTAAGGTTAATTTGACGGTTGGCTTGCTACCTAAAAACAACGCATAATCTTGCTATTTATAATTATGTGATGTATAATAAGAGTATGTCACATAAAATAGAGATGGTTGGTAGGAAGTTTAACAAACTTACTGTTATTAAGTTAGCTAAATCAAGTAAATCTGGTAGATTAATGTGGTTATGTGCTTGTGAGTGTGGTAATACTAAAATTGTTGAAGGTTATCATTTAAGGAAGAATAAAATTAAAAGTTGTGGTTGTTTACAAAAACAACGAGCCCACGAAGCCAATTTAAAAAACGGGGCATCAGTAGGATATAAACGTTTACCAGAATATGTCACTTGGTGTTCTATTAAAGATAGATGTAATAATCCAAATAATAAATCATTTAATTATTACGGAGGGCGTGGTATTAATATTGATTCAGAATGGAATAAAGATTTTCTAAAATTTTATAATGACGTTGGGAAAAAACCAAAAGCAGGATATTCAATTGAAAGAATTGATGTTAATAAAGGGTATGTTCCAGGAAATTGTGCATGGATACCAGTTTATAAACAGGCAAGAAATAAACAAAATACTCATAGGATTATAATTGATGGTAAGAACTTTGACTTAAAAACATTGGCTGAAAAAACAACATTAGATTGGGATTTTCTTTATTATTGGTTAATCGTTAAAACAAGGTAAGTATCAACAACTTTGTGATCGTATGGGTTATAGAATTGTGGTTAGTCCTACTTGGGTAAGTACGAACCATGGAAGTTTTGAAATGGTTTTACAGTATACGGTGGGAAAACTTCCCTAAAATAGAGCGACCACGAACCAAACCGCCAGATGTTGTAGGGCATGCCGACAGATGTTGTAGTGCATGGTAGTGATTGGTTGTTAAATATGTATGATTTCTTACTGCAAAATATTAAAAGAAGATGGTGGAACACTTCTTAATGAAGATGGTAGTAATTTACTGCTTGAAAACTACATACTGGTTACCCAGACAGTAACCGCTAAGTTAAACATCTTAGTTGCAAATACAAGAAGGGATAGTTCGACAAAGACATCCGTAGTTGTAACAAATAGTAAAACAGAGTATGCAATCTCGAATGTTCGGGCGACACGATACACTTACGATATCTATATGCCAAAAAGTTCTAACATAAGAGGGCGTGGTGTAATATACTCTGATTTTATATAACACTTGACAAAAAAAATATCCTGTACTATGATTAAACATAAGGAGTTCAAGTCAGAAAAGTTCTTAAATTGAACCACGAGTAATCGTGGTTTTTTTGTTATAAATACATCACACACTATGGATGACCTTAAGCTTTACCTTCCGTTTGAGAAAAAAGATAACGACCAGAGAATCGTCGCCGGATATGCAACCACGGAGGATCTTGATTCTCAAGGAGAAGTTGTTAAGTTGGCGGCGGTAGAGAGGGCTCTGCCTGATTACATGAAATACGCTAATATTCGCGAAATGCATCAATGGTCTGCGGTTGGCAAGGCTATTCAGGCAAGTGTGGATAATACCAAGAAAGGACTGTATCTTGTGGCTAAGGTTGTTGATGAACAGGCATGGAAGAAAGTCAAAGAAGGTGTTTATAACGGCTTCTCTATTGGCGGAAAGGTTGTTAAAAAGGTCGGTAATAATATTGAAGACCTTGTCCTTAATGAGATTTCGCTTGTTGACAGGCCAGCGAATCCGAGCGCCACCTTTAGTCTTGTCAAAATTGATATGAAAAAAAAATCAACTGGTGAACCTGGACCAATTGTGGAGAAAGATCCCAACTATGGACTCAGAAATGCAGATAGGCTTATCCAAATGGCAAACGCACTTGCTTTCATGATTGATGAGGCAAAGGCTCAAGGAATGGATGAGGGTGCTTTTACCAAACTTATTATGCAGCTTAAAGAGACAATCAAAGAGCAAATAGCACTCAAAGGAGTGTATTCAGTTACCAATACATACTTTGACACGTTAACGAAAGTTCTTTAAAAACATTATGTCTAAATCTAAAAAATATGAGAAAAATGAAGAATCAGCCGAAAACACAACAAAAAATGAGCCCGTGGCTCATGTCATTAAGAACGCGACTGTCAAGTTTGTGGAGCAACCTGTTGCAGAGGTGCAAAAGGTTCCTGAAAAAGTAATCATTAATGACAGAATCGGATAACCATGGCTGAAACAACGCAGACGTATGCTTATACACCACCCGAAAGGTCGGTCTTTTCTCCTGCTAATGAAAGTCCTAAAATAGTAAATCAGACAACGCAAGAGCTACCAAAGATAGGAAAGGTTATCCAAATAGAGCAGGTTAAAGATAAAAAATAGCCTCATGTGTTAACATTTTCACGCCCGCGTGAAAATTAGATATAAGATGCTATTGACAAACGTAGACATGTATGGAATAATTTTTTTATAGAGAGGTTGTAGATGCCAATGTTGAGGATTGGCAATCGCCACAGGAAGTACCTGTGGTTTTTTTGTAAGTATAAATTATGGTAAATGAAAAAGAGCCGATTAAAAATTCACAAAAAACAGATATGCCATACCCAGGTGTTTCGGAAAAAGATCTTCCTAAAATGGAACGTTGTGTAAAGGACCTAATGGTCGATTCAAAAATGAAAGAAAAATATCCTGATGAGAAAGAAAGAAAATCTCATGCGATTGCTATTTGTCATAATTCTGTGTCAAATAAATCTGAAGGAGAATCAAACGATGTAGAAAAAGCAGTCTGGACAACCGCCTATGTTAATACATTACCAGACTCTAGTTTTGCTTATGTTGAACCAGGAGATAAAGATGGTGAAGGGAAAACCACACCTCGGTCGAAAAGACATCTACCATTTAGAGATAAGAACGGAAAGGTTGATGCCGCACATGTTAGAAATGCGCTCGCACGCTTGGATCAAACACAGATTCCAGCGTCGGCTAAGGCTTCGGCACACTCTAAACTTGTTGCCGCAGCAAAGCAAGTAGGCATTGAAGTTGCTTCTCAAAAATTATCAGTTAATCATATGAAAGGAGGTGAATTAGAAATGACAGACAAAAAAGAAGAGGTTAAAAAGGCCGCCGATGCTCCTAAGGTTGAGGAAAAACCAGTGGAACAGCCAAAGGTAGAAGAAAAAACAGTCGAAGCTCCGGTAGCTCCTGCTGCTCCTGCCGAAGCACCTGCTGAAAAACCAGCCGAAGAAGTAAAGAAAGCTGAAGAACCTAAAAAGGAAGAGGTAGTCGAGAAAAAGGCTCCGCCCGCCAAAGATGAGTCTAAGGAAGATCCTAAGGAGGAAGCGAAAGAAACTCCCGACGAGGAAAATGCCGAAGATGCTAAAAAAGTAGAACATGGAAAACCTGGACACGAGTGTGGTCCAAAATGTCCTTCATACAAGGCAGAAAAGGTAGATAAGGTTATCGACGAAACCTCAGAAAAAATCCAGAAGTTAAACGATTCTGTTATTGCACTTAGTGCAAAACTCGAACTGTTGACATCACTTATTAAGCAAGCTCCTGCTGTAGGCGCATCTGCTAAAAGTGAAACTCCTAAAGAGGTTGTTGTAGAGACACCTAAAGAGGAAGTCAAGAAATCAGATACTTCTTCAGAAGGAACTGCTGAACTTTTGAAAGCAATTGGTGAACTTAAAACAGGTCTTGAAGAAAGACTTACCAAGCTTGAAAAAATGCCAGCACCTTCAAAGGTGGTGGTTTATCCTCGTGAATTAGGTGGAAACGCCGAAGATGCGGGAGAACTATCTCTAGAAAAGATCAACAAGGAACTGGAATCACTGGAAAAAATGAAGAACGAAGATCCTAATAACTATATGAACAAGGGTTATGTGGATCGTGCGTTTGAACTGGTGAAAATGCGAAAGCAGATGTCCAGTAAGAAGTGAGATATGTATATGTATTTACTTTGCTTTTACTAATTATTATTCAACTATAGAAGGGGGTGATTAAATATGAATACAGAAGTTCTAGGTACAATTGAGGAAATCAAAGAACTGATTCGTAAGTCTGCTGAGACCACTTCGTCTTACACTTTTAGTCCTTCGTCACGTTCAGTTTTCTCTCCTGAAAATTTGGATGAGGAAATTAAACTGCTTGTTCCTACTGACACTCCTCTCCGAAATAGAATTCCGAGGACTGTTGGAAAGGGTCAGGCCGCCGTATGGAAGAAAATGACAAGTGGACTTCATACAGGAATTGGTAGCCTTATTGGAATCACAGGAACGAACTCATCTATAGCGTTTGCAGATGCTGGCGCTCCTAACGAAACGTCACAGACTTATGGTACTGAAACAGCGGTCTATAAGCTCCTTGGTCGTAAGTTGGAGGTGGGTGGTTTGGCATTGGCAGCTTCTAGAGGTCGAGATGGACAACCTGACATGCAGAAGTCTCGTGAGAGAATTAAGATGTATGAGGTGATGCTCGGCGAAGAGGAAATGCTCATTGCTGGAGATGCTGACACTCGCTCAAATGAGTTCTCAGGTCTTAACGCACAGATCACAACTAATTCTGGAGTTGCTACGTTTGTAACAGCTTCTGGAGTTGGCGAATGGTGTCGTACACTATACGCTTACGGTTCTGATCCTACACTGCTCATTGCTTCTCCGAGACAATTACAGGCACTCGCTGATGATCTCCAGACAACTGGATCGATTCAGAGGGTCGTAATTAATCAAGGACAGCAAGCTGGTGTGGTTGGGGGATTAGCTCTTGCAAAAGTGGTTAATCCAGTAACTGGAAGTCTTATCGAGGTCAAACCGAGCCGTTTTGTTGGCTACGGAGGTCTCCTTTTGACTGAAAAGTCACCAGGTGGTGAGGTGTGGATTGAATCGGAAGAGCTGATTCCTATGTCGCGCGTTGACGTTCCGTCAGCATATTTCTCCTATATTTCTTTTATAGTAGAAGCGTTGGCGCTAAAGGTTATCGGCGAACCGTTCCAGTTAAAGTTCAACACAGGGGCGTAAGTTCCTGTTCTGGTTGTTCTCGGCCTTTCTAATCCTTTTGGAGAGGCTGAGACAAAAGGATAACAACCTTGAAGTTTAATAAAACTATGAGTTACACACCTATAGGCTATTGCACGGAGACAGATGTTGAAAATTTCCTACTGTTGGATATTGACAACACCTTCTCTCCACAGATTACTGATTGGATTGCTGCTGCAGAGCAGACGGTTAATCAGTACACTGGATATAACTTTCCGAAAGGAATGCTATCAGAATCAATCACAAATGAAGTGGTTGATGGTCATATTGATGACGATTTGAATCTTCTGTGGTTTCCTCGTAAGGCTCCCATACAATCAATCAGTAAGCTTGAGCTTATTAAAGGAACGGCTACGATTGATATAACGCTTACGACAGGTGAAGGAACGCCAAAATATAATATTCCTTCAAGTGCGGATAGACTTTATTATCCAAACTGGGAGTTAGCCATCACAGGAAGCATTATTCGTAACTTTGCGCAGCTTAAGGCGCAACGCTTCTTTATACGAACCGCCTATGTTGGTGGCTATACAACGGTTCCGGCAGACGTAAGAATGGCAACAGTCTATCTTGTTGCGGATATAGTAACAAGGCAATATAATAAGGAGAACCTTGAGATGATGAGTCAAGGTAGAGTTATGAAGAGGTGGCGTGAGCGCGATGGAAGAAGCGAATATTACAAAGATGCGATTACCATTCTTAATAATTATAGGATGGCGCATCGCTGGATTTTAACGTAATTATGATATTGGATCATGCAATTAGTGTTGCGAGACTAAAAAAAGACTCTGATAATTCAAAGAAAGAGTCTTATTCTCTTATAGAAGGATTGCAGTCTGTAAAATGTCAATTGCAGCCAGCAAGTCCTGAGGAGACAATAGTAGTAAATGGAATATTCGGTCAGACCTATATTGGCTTTACCACAAACTCAGGAGTACTTGTTGGAGACAGAATAACAGTATCTGGTACAGGAGAATGGTTGACGGTGCGAGGAGTTGAGGACTGGTCATATGTTCAAGGAATACCGCATTATGAGTTAACCTTGGTACGATTCGAGGAAGACGAAATACTAGCATGATAGAAATACAATTAAAAGGAGACATTGAAATAATAAACTCACTTTCAAAAGCTGGTGTTTCATTTTCTGTAATAACAGAAGAATGTTTAGATGATGCCGCTAGCAAAGTTGTTAATGAATTAAAATCAGCTGTTCCTCTTGGCAGCCTTGGGTGTGGCGGTTTGAGAAGTAGTATAATGGTTACAAAGAGTGAAAAAGGAAAAAGAACTATCGGAGCCGGAGGACCATCAGGAAGTAGGAGCTTTCCTCTTCCTCCGATTTATTCAGAGTATGTTGAGCGTGGCAATGCGGCCCATTTTCCAAATTACACCGATCTTGCCATGAGAACAGGCTTGGATCCAAAAAGAGCCTATGCCGTTGCAAAGAGAATTTCTGAGCGAAGTTATTCGGGAAGATATCCTTTTTTACAGACGGCATTGGGCGCGAGTGAGATATTAAAAGAAAGCGCATTTAATGTTATTAACATAATAGTAGGTCAATGAGTACAATACAAACAATAAGAGCCGCTATGCTAAGGTCGGTGAGCGCATTAAGCACACTTAAGGTTGCATATGACTATGAATCATCCAATACGAGTGGTTATTATCCATATGCAACTTTGACGTTGAAGCAGGGAAGTGGTAGATTTGAATCATCAAGCCACAACACAAGAACAACCGTTTTTTCTATACGAGTATATCAAGAGCAAACAAAGTCAGGCCAAGGTCCGCAGATGGCAGAACAGATTGCAGTAGATGTTCTAGATGAATTGACAACTCACTTCGATATGGTTCCTACACTTTCAGGTGTAGTGAAGTGGGTTCGGCCAGTCAGCTGGAGCGCAACGTATACTGACAGAGAGCGAGATACGCGCGTTCTTGAAGTTGAGGTAGAGGCCGTTGATGTGGTTAACAGTTTATAAATTAATTACAAAAGGGGGTGAATAAATAATATGGCGATAGCAATTGGAAGAACAGGATACTTAGGAGTTGGTATTGAGACTACTCCAGGACAGGCTGTATCTCCAGCAATATATCTCCAATATACTGACATATCTATGCGAGGTCATCATGAGCCAATTGAGATTACCTCCTCAAAGGCGAGCCGCTTGATGGACAAGGACTCGGTCGTTGGTAAGAAATGGTCAGAAGGAGACGTTGCTATAGATGCTGATGTTATTTCGGCTGGCTACTTCTGTAAAATGGCATTAGGAAATGAATTGTATGAAGCAGGTACACCTAGCACTCATACATTCTATGTTGCAGCATCTGGTAATACTCCTCGTACGGCTACGTTTGTGTATGGGAGGGATACTGATGTTGAGCAATATACTAATGTTGCGATGAATGAGCTTAAGCTTGAAGTTTCAGACGCTCTTGTAAAGCTTACTGGATCTTTTCAGGGACAATATCCGACAGACGGAGTTACGCAGACCGTCACAACAACATCTGGTACGCACATTTCGTTTAAGGATATGAGTGTTCAGTTTGGAAATGATCTTACGACAGCCTTACAGTCCGCAGCTACTCCAGTGAGTGATTTTAAGCTTTCTATAGCGAACAATCTTGAAACCATCTATAGAAGTGGATCTAACACTGTTTCAACAATCCAAACGAAAGGATTGAGAGTAACTGGATCGTATAAGATTTTCTTCGAGAATCTTACAGATAGAAACGCATACTACAATCTCACAAAGAGAGCTATGTATGTGACTATGTCTGGGAACAACAACGAAAGTATGAAAATACGAATTCCCCGCTTCAGATTGTCTGAGGGTGAGATTGCAACAGGACTTGATGACTATTTTGTAGTCAACTGTTCGTTTGTTGCTGAGGATTTCGTTGATGGTGGCACAGGAACGCGCTTGGTGGATATTGTGATGGAGAACGACAAGGCATCACTTTACGCATCAGCTTAAACCGTGCTGATTAATAATTAATTAATAAACTTATGAACATAACAGGTCTGGAACTAAAACTGCCCATAACGGGCGACAGCGTAGACTTTGCCCCGTATCTCACTACGGGGCAGTCTCGCATGTTACAAAAAATTCTGCTTAATAAAGGAAGCTTCAACACCTCTACATCAAAGGTTGAAAATCTTCCTACAGAAGCTTTTTTCGATATGCAGGACGAGGCTGCAAAACTTCTTATCCGTAAAGTAGTAAAAGCAGACGGAACCGAATTACCATTTAGCAGAGAATGGATAGACAATCTTCCAAGTCAAGATGGTGCTTTGGTGTATGAAAGAGTAAATGAGATAACACAGAGCTCGAATCTATCATCTGAGGCAAAAAAAAAATAGTTAAGGAAGTAATCAAGATTCTATATGGAACTCCGAGCGTAAGCGAGGAATATCAGAGATATGTAATCTGTAAGGAGTTTGGTTGGGATTACTATACCTATGAGAATCAACCAGCCTCGTTTATAGAGGAGATTGTTTTGATTATGTTTCAAGAACGCACAAAGGAGAAAAGTGAAGTTAAAAGCATAAAAAACAAATGAATAAAGAAGCGCAAGTAACACTGACTTTTATTGATAATTTTACACGCGGATTAAATGCCGCGGCTGCTTCTGCACGCAAAGATTTTGCAAATCTTGCGGGCTCCGCAGATGAAGAATCAAAAAAAACAGCAAAAACAGCCAGCACAATGGTTGATGGGATAAAAGGATATCTTACAGATCTTACGGAACACGCCAAATGGGCTTCTCTTTTCGTTGGACAAGCCTTTATGGGTGCTTTTCAAGACATTGTTAATACTGCTTCTGAGTTTGAAAAACTTAACATAGCTACAAAATATCTTACAGGAAGCACGAAGGCAGCAAAAGAATTCTATAATCAGATTGATGATATAGCGTTGAAAACGCCATTTACCATCGCTCAGATTGCAGAACTTGGAAAGCGTCTTGTTGGAAATACCGAAGATGTGAATAAATCGTCAAACGCATTGCGCTCAATGGTAGATGCGGTTGTAGCAACGGGTGGAGGTTATTCAGAGCTTGAGGGAACAGTTAGAGCTTGGATTCAAACAAATTCTAAAGCAAAAGCATCTTCAGAAGAACTTAATAGACAGTTCGCTAATGCAAACATACCTGTTCTTCGTGTTCTTGCAGAGGCAATTGTCAATGACGCAGATAATCCTCTTCGTAAATATATAAGCACTGCTGGTTCAGCGACCGGTGCGAGTAAAACGCTCGCTCATGCTTTTGAAAAAGCAAATGAGAATTTGCCAATACTTGAACTGTCTCTTCAAAAAGCAAAACATGGTTTGGAAGCTTATGAACAAGGAAGTAAAAAAACCGCAGAGGCGACAGACGCACACCATTTAGCGGTAATGAGGGCGCAGTTAGCGCTTGATAGGGCTAAAGGAAGTATTGAGCAATATAATACTGCACAATCAAAAACCGCTCCGATAGCGAAAAAAGCTGCTTTAAGCGTAGAGGCGGTGATGGCGGAGCTTCAAAACTTGGGCGGACTAGATATTCCAGGATCATTGATGGCAGATCAGATAGTTGAGGCATTGAATAAGGCGTACGGAGGAGCGAGTCAGCAAATGCTCAACTCTTTTTCTGGTCAACTTTCCATGTCAGAGGACAACCTGACAAGGTTAAAGGTCGCCATAATGGGTGTTAATGCAGAAGGAACAAAACAGTCAGGAATACTTGGACAGTTAACAGCTTTTTTGAAAGATTTAAATGGAGCGGTTGATCAGAATATGCCTGGTCTTATTAATTTTGCTCAGGTAATAGGAGAAAGTAAGGTTCTACTTTTTGCTATTGCTGGTATTGTTGGCGGTATGTTTTATGGATTTCTTACAGGTATCATCGCGCCAGTTACAACCGCAGCCTTAGCTTTTGGAGGTTTTGCTGGTGCTATAGGTTTTTTAATAGATAAATTTATTGATTTTGGAGGAAAATCAGACGAGGCCAAAGGTAGGGCGACCGATTTAAAAGGCGCGATTGATGACAAGCTTATTCCTGCATATGTAAGGCTTGATGGAAAAATTATTGCCGTAACTAAGTCTATTAAAGGAAATCAGGATATAGTCCAGTCAATTCAAGTGCATCAAAAAGACCTTGGTAAAAGCATAGACGAACTTCATCAAAAGCATGTTACACCATTTGAAACAGCGGTTAAGTATTTAAAAGAGGCGCTTGATTCTATCTTGAAGCCACTTGGAGCAATATGGTACGCTTTTACAAGTTTGCCCCCTGGAATTGGTAATGTTAAGGTGGGTATTGATTTATTGGCAAAGGCTGTGCAAATAGCGGCGATGGTTTTATCGTTTTTTCTTAGTTTGCTTGCAGGGATTGCCTTAGGTATCCGCTTTGTTGTGGATATGATTGGTCTTCTCGGGTCGGTGCTTACGGGCAACACAAAAGCCGTTCAGTATTATGTTGCCGAGATGGGTACAATTTCTAACAAATTAGGTGGCCTACAAGAAGATTTTTATCAAACAGCGGTTAAGGCATTTTCAATGAACACTGATGTAACAAAGAGTTTTTCACAGATGAGTCAGGATTCGGGATTTTATGCATCAAATCTTGCAAAAACAACAGACGGATTCTTTTTAACCGCAGAAGGTTCTGTTGTAACACATACCAACAATATGTGTACTGCGGTTGATACAAACTTTTCAAAAATGAGAGATGGTGTAAGCTATGCCAGTGACAGTATATTCACCACGGTTGAAGGAGACTGGACAAAAACACACGCAATAGCCAATGCTAAAAATGAAGAAATAAAACAGAGTACGGAAAATAATTTTTCAAAGATTCCGGCAATTGCAGATTTGTATGGTGCAAACATGATGAATGATTACAAGGGCGCCATTGATTTTAGAAAAGGAGACGTTGAGTCAAGCATGAGCAAGGTAATGAGTTCGGTTGATTCGTCTATGAAAGGACAAGCAACCAAGGCAAAAGAACATGGGGGGAACATTATTCAGCAGTTTATTGATGGATTAATTTCAAAAGCAAAAACGTTTGGAAGCATGGCTGGAAATCTATTAAAAGGAGTTGGATTTGGAGATTTACAGATAAAGGAGCACGGTGGTGTGGTTGCTGGTCCTCTTGGAGCTCCAATACCAATAATTGCACACGGTGGAGAAAGAGTTGTTCCTCGAAATGGCGCAGATGTAAACGATAGAGGCTCCAGACCCGTTAGTGTAAATATCAACTTTAATGGTGGTGTAGTTCTTGATTCGGAAGAAAGAGTTAGAAGTTTGGCCGATCAGGTTGCGCGAATGCTTGGTCGACAGAACGAGCTTGCTCGTTACGGAGTAGGAATATGAGCGCATATCCACAGTTCGATGGTTTTTCATTACAAGACTCTAATTTTATAACCGAGAGTGTCGAGTATAGAACCATTCCAAAAAGAAACATGGAGACAAGTCCTATAACTCGTCTTCCTGGAATAAAACTTCTTTCTTCTGAGTTTGGTGAACGAACAATCTCTGTTCGTGGTTATATTATCGCCTCAAGCTCAGACACATTGAGAACTGCAATTGATAATTTTCATACAAATGTAACGCGAAAGGAAAGCGGTCTTCTTTTTATGGAGGGTGATAGATCTGCAACCGCGATTGTTGAGTCTGTGGCGATACAAGATCCAAGTTATGCGCAGAGCATGGTTCCTTTTACCGCTAATTTTATTATGGCGAATCCATTCTTCTATGGAGCACAGCAAATAGTAACTTTACCCGTAGCCTCAGGAACGGCTAGCATGACAACAAACATAACTATTTCAGGCTCTGTTTTTGCAGAACCTCAAATTACTTATTTTTCTCCCATAGACACTGGTTACACAACAACATCGGGTATAGTAATTTACTATGTGTCAACAGCAGAGCAGATAACATGGTCTGGAACACTTGGAAATACAACCATTGCTTATAATGATAATATTACTTTTGATTATGCAGACCATTCTGTTATGGAAGGAATACAAGAAGTCCAGCCACAAGGTGTGTATTCTCGTTGGGAGCCAGGTATAGAGGCATTTACAGTTACGTTTTCTGGAATGGCGACAGGAGGCTCATTACAATTTGCTTATCAACCAAGATATCTATAAAATGTTATGGCGAATAGAACGATTCCGCAGAACATAATTTTCATATGGCCGTCTGAAAACGGTCTTATTCCTGCTGACTGGTCTCGCGAAACAACACTAGACGACAAGTTTATTAAGGCATGGGGCGATTCTACTGCGCCAAACAATACTGGAGGAAATGACTCACATACGCACGTTGGCAACACTCACACTCACACAAAAACCGACTCACATACTCACACAGTAAGTACAAACAGCACAAACGCTACCGAAGGACGTGTTGGAGGAAGTACAAACCGAGATCCAACCGCGTTCTCAAATCACAATCATAATAATGGAACTTCAAGTAGCACAACGGGGGGTGATGCTTCTAGTGCGGTAACTTATCCAGCCGATTCTTCAACCAATAACAGGCCACCATATCATGATCTTATTTTCATAAAGGCAGGCGCTTCCTCAACCTTTTCTATCGACATGATTGGTTTTTGGAATACTACAACGGCACCTGGTAATTGGCGATTTTGTACAGATGGATCAAATGGCTCGCCCGCTCTTGGTAATAAATATCCTCGTGGAGCTACGACCAGTGGAGACGCGGGTACAACTGGTGGTTCTTTAACACACACACACGACCTATCGCACACACACTCAACAACACACTCTCATGGCGGTTCTACTGGCGGTCCAACAACTACTCAAAATATTTATAACGAGGGGACGGGCATGTATTCTTCGATGAATCACACCCATCCTACTACATGGGGCAACGTAACCATTACCACAGGAACCTATTCTGCAACGCTCACAAGCGGGACAATAGAACCGGCATATAAAAAACTTCTTGGAGTTCAGAGACAGGCTGATGGAGAAACTGCGCCTACGGGATTAATTGGACTATGGCTTGGCGCAACTGGAAGTATTCCGGCTGGTTGGACTCTTTGTGACGGAACTGGCGCGACGCCAGACATGAGAGATAAGTTTGTTAAGTTTGCAAATGCAACTGGCGAGCTTGGTAATACGGGAGGCGCAAACACGCACGATCACGCAGCAAGCAACAGTCACGGAAGCGAACACAATATAGGAGCTGGTCACACACACTCAACAAGCGTTGGTAATTCAGGAGAGTCAGCACATGGAACCGGAAGTGATAATACTCCAAGAGATCATAATCATTCAGTAAGTGCAACGGGCGGCTCAAGTACGAGTATGACGTTTAGCTCTACCTCAATGAGCGCCCAGACCACAACGGGCGACGGAAATCAGCCTCCATTCAGAACAAATGCCTTCATCATGTTGACAACAACGTTTGATATTGGTAGCGACAATTCCTCTAAGGCATGGATATATTATAAGGACGTATCATGGTCAAGCAGTGCAATCGCAAAGCTAAGAGAAGGCGTTGCACATAGTTTTGTAAAGGCAGACATCATAAGAAAGAACGAACAAAATCCATCAAGCGTAAAGGCAACAATCATGGTGGTACACATTTATGATCAAATATCCTCTAAGCAAAATATAGTCACGACTACGCCAGTTTCTTCACACATTAAGTTTTCTATTTCGTCTACATCTTTTCAGAAGGGATATGAGTATCGTGTTTATGATGCGGTAAATCTAAGCTTTATAACGGCATGGTCAAAAGAGGTAATCTCTGAACCAATATTTAGAATGGTGATAAATGGCGGTCCAGGAGAACTTATTGTCCAACTTGACAGAACGTTTGATGATTTTGGAGAAGACGTTGATGTGAAACTGTTTAACAGAGTCGAAGTTTGGTGTTTTGATAGAGATAGTGTAAATGGTGTTCGCATATATAACGGATACATATCAGGATACAGACCTATTTTTGAGGGTTCGCGGGACTATGTAGAAATAACACTTCTTCCATATGTAGCACAACTTGGCTCTATAATGCTTCGAACTGAAACCGGCGCCACAGAGGTTAGTCAATCTACGCTTGATCCTTCAACCATTGCGAAGAATGTTATAGACTATGCGCGAGCTGATGGTGCGATTGTAAGCTATACGGACTCAACGGTTGACGATACTGCCACAGTTGTTTCCTATACATTTCAAAGCAACACAGTAAAAGAAGCGCTTGACAAGATAATTGAACTTACGCCTGAGAATTGGTATTGGAGAATGGATGCAGATAATATGTTTTATCTTAAGCTTTCAAATATAAATAAAGCAGACTATAACTTTCTTATTGGCAAGCACATATCAGGAATGGAAATATGGAGGCGTGGAGAAGATATTATTAATAGAATCTATTTTGTAGGAGGAGAGACGGCTGGAGTTAATCTTTATCGCGTATATTCAAACTCAGGCTCTATTTCTTCATATGGCATACATGCGTATAAATACGTTGATCAACGCGTTACACTGACTGGAACGGCAGATATTCTTGCAAATCGTATTCTCAATAAGAAGAAAGATCCTGAGGTTCGTACCATAATTACGCTTCTTGATAATAATGGTCATCCTGATAATATTGGATATGATATTGAATCAGTAAAACCAGGACAGACATTTAGAATAAGGAACATGAAGGAGCCAAAAAAAACTGTTACCTATTGGGACGTCTTTACTTGGGATCAAGATGTTTGGGATCAAACTCTTGCATATCAGGCTGCGGACATTATTCAGATTCAATCAATAGAATATCATCCTAATTATTTAAGAATTGAGGCGTCATCAAGACTCCCAGAGATTGCAAAGCGCGTAGAGGATGTGTATCGTAATCTTGAGCAGACGCAAACGCTGGCGAATCCAACCACGCCAACTGTTGTTTAATGTGTGATATGATATTATTAATTAACTAAATAATACATGGCTATTTCACTTGTTTCATTCAATCCAAATACAAAAGCATCTTCGTCACAGGTAAACACTAATTTTGCCAACCTTAAAACAGCCGCCGAGGATGCTTCTTATAGAGCTTTTTCGTGGGGCTTTGTGGGTAGCGTTGCAGTCCAAGACACTCAAGGAATGCAGTGGATCTGTCCTCAGGCAGTAACAGTTAAAACTCTTTATGCAAAAACAACATCTGGGACTTGTACTATACGCATAAGAAAAGATGGTGTAGACATTCATGCAGGATATGAGGTAACCTCAACCTCAACCAACACCGACACTTTCTCTACGAATACAATAAATGCGGGCCAGGTAGTTACGCTAGATGTAACAGTTTCTTCTCCTGCGGTTGATCTTTATGTTATGTTGGAGACAATGCCAACAACCATAGCGTAGTTTTTATTATTAATTATTTATATAGAGATATGAAAAAGACAAAAATGATCTTTTTTATACAAGGATACGATGCAAAAATGGAAGATGGTCGTATCACAGAGGTTATCAATTTTGAGCTTTACGCCAACAGCTATGACGAAGCGGTGGAGCGAGCGAAGAAACTCTATCCGAAGAATCTATATCGTCTGTCTGGTGTGATAGAAAAATAATATGGTTTCTATTCCCGCAAATGTGAAAGATTCAAAAACTCTTACTATTAGTGGGATCTCTTATTTATTTGAAAATTATCGTAATAGAGAAGGTAAATCTCGTTGGCGCACTAAACATAAATGTATTAAGTGAAGAAAAAATAAAAAGATTAGAAATTGAAATAATAAAACTAAAGCAATGACAATCCCCAAAGACGTAATTCTTATCTGGACAGGCACATATGCCACGATTCCAGCAAATTGGTCACAAGAACCAAATCTTGTTGATTTATTTCCTAAGGGCCATGGTTCTGTTATACCCAATCAGATAGGAGGTTCTTCCACGCACACACACACATCTCCAGCACATTCTCACTCAATAGCAGCCCATACCCACTCCATTGTTACCTCTACCGTTAATGCTGGTTCTTATAATGGAAAGTCTTCCAGTGTTGGAGCCATGCGTGGAAGTCATTACCACACAGGACAATCTGGAGCCGTATCTTCTGGTGGAGATACTTCGTCAGATACAACTACCTATGCCTCGGTATCAAACGACCCTCCCTATCGGAAGGTTATATTTATCAAAGCAAATGCAGGGGCACAACTCGCAACCGGTATTGTAGCCTTATGGGGAGAATCCGATACCGCACCCTCAAACTGGAGCAAGGTAACTGAATTATCAGGGCGTTACCTCAAAGGTGCAGGTACAGGTGCAGACGCAGACCTAACGACTGACAATGGTTCAAGTACAAATGTACATAGTATTACTCATAATCATACTTCAACATCGGCCCATAGTCATGCAAACTCAACTTCAAATACGGCTACTGGAATTATTGGATATGTAGAAGAAACTGCAGGTTCAGAGATAATGTTGAATCATAATCATACCCTTGCCATAAACTCGGCAACAGCAGGGATAAGTGAAACAACTACTTCATTAACTACTTCTGAAACCGTTGAACCAGAATATAGACAATTACACGCTATCAAAAAAGAGGTTGCTGGCATAAAGGAAAAAGGCATTATCGGTTTATGGCTTGGAGGAACTGCACAAATACCTTCTGGGTGGAGTCTATATACCCCTATGAATGACAAACATCTGAAAATAGGTAACCCCACAACTTCGGCAACAGGAGGGTCAAATACCCACACACACGCAGCACAGGGACATACGCATACGGGAGCAGCGCATACTCACTCGGGAAGTTCTATCTCCGCCCACTCAAATAGTCGTATTATGACTGGAACTGCAAATGTATCAAATGTCGCACAGGCAGAAAACGGAAACCACACATTCTCATCTATATCAAACGATACGACTAATTATGCCTCTGCCGACACAACCGCAAATAGTGCGAATAACGAACCAGCATATAGGACGGTTGCCTTTATACAGCTTGTAACAGAACAAATTTTTGGCGGTATGTTTTAAAAATTTATCAATCTATATATGGATATATCTAAAAAGAAGGATTGTCAGAGACATAAGTTTGAAGCTTTAGGATTTTCTGTCTCCAAGACCACGGAGAGGAGCATAGAGGCGGTGGCGGCGATTTTCTGCGAGAATTGTGGTATGTTCAGAACAAAGATATTAACATTTATTCGTGAGTTTAAAGATGAAGATAACAATATTAGGACGCCCGGTAAGTAAGAAAAATTCGAAACGTAATTTTGTTCATAAATATACGCACAGGATGATAAGTATTCCTTCTGAGGCATATGAGAATTTCAAGTCTGTAGCCATTCCTCAGCTTAAAGCATTGACTTATAGTCGTGATTTTAAGATTATTGATAGCGCCGTTAGGGTAGATTATGTTTTTTATCGCAAAGGTAAGTACAAGCAGGATTTTGATAACGCAATAGCCTCAATCAATGACATACTTCAAGATGCAGGAATTATTGTTGATGATGAACTTATTCAGGAAGGCACCTTCAAACGTTATGTCGGATGCAGTGAATGGAAGACAGAACTTGAGATAACACTAATAGACACCTAGACACTTGAAATTTGCTTGTGTAGTCAATTCTGCGAGGTTTTCTCTTCTTCAATGGATGCAAGTACTGCTCGGTTTAAATCTCCAGAAGATTTGCGTCTTTTTGAGGCAAGCTTTTGCCAGATTCTTACAAGGAAGCGACCAAGACTATATGTGTGAGCCTTACTAATGACAAAATCGTCTATAGATGTAACCAAATGAAGTTCGTTCTTATCGAAATCATACTCCCATGAAATATTCTGAAGCTTTCTTACAACTCTATTCATATCTAGATATAAAACTTTTAATCAGCGTATCCGTAGTTTTTCTTTATGAGACTCACTATAATAGAGGCGTCTGATGGCGTATAACGTCTCCAATTGCCGATTGTTTTAATACTTTGGAAAAATCCTTCTTTCTCAAGGCGATAGAACGTTGAGCGAGAAATTCTAAGCTGACCTTGTGTAGACTCTGAAACCATTTCTAAAATTCTTCCAACCGTTATGTACGGAAACCTTCTCATATTTTTGTATAAATTTTAATAGACCTAACTTAATTGTATTATATCATTATATGTATAACTTGTCAATTGATTTTATCAAATTCTTTAGTTGGAATTCCTAAGAATAAAGAACCTTCTTCATCTACGATATAATGAGCTCTACATTTCTTACAAACACCGACAATGTCCTCATTCAGTGAAAGCTCTCCAGGATTCGGATCTCTTAATTCTCCTTTACACTCTGTACAAATGGTGCTTTTTTTAGCAGATAGCGCTATTTCTCGAATATCCTTTATGAGACTGTTAAATTTTCTTTTGCTAATTTTATTCATAGCTCTTTGTCCATTTTTCTAATGCTTCTAATGCAGTCGTTAAACATGGCTACCGCGCGGGCCTTTGTTATCGGTCTATTTATGCTACAGCCTCTTCCGAGATATTTATACCAACTTATTTCGACATCTTGCCATTTGAAGTTAAATGGTTGGACAACTTCTTCATCCCAGCTATATGCTTGTACCTCAAACGTGCCGTTCTTGAATCTGTTACCAGTGTTACCAAATGGACTTGCATATTCTTCTTGTTTAATGTTCCACATCACTCTACCAAGTTCGTTTGAGATTGATTCAAGAAGTGCAACAACATATTCAGGACATTCAAGTTGTTTTGTTGGTTGACCAAATAATGCTTGACCAATTTCAGGCTGATACTTTTTCATTCTTTTTTTCAAGCACAAAGACAAGATGCTCAGATGTTTCCTCTACTATCTTATAGCCAAGCTTTAAAAGCTTGTCTTTATGAAAATGATAATATTGATCTCCATTTTTAAATAGAGTTTGTTTGTCTTCCCACATCTTTGTGAATGAACTTATTTCGCCTCCTCTGCTACAACAGAGGGGGCACAGATAAATTCACCACCTGAAGAGAACCCAACCATTGAATTTTTAATTATTTGAGGCCAAATTGAGACTTAGAAACCATCTTGTCATTTTGAAACGTTGCAATCATATTGGAGCCCAGAGATGTTCCTTTCCAAGTATAAAGAACCGTTTTATATCCAGCTATTTCGGAACTAGAAGAAAGATCTCCTTCTTCTCCAATAATAGAAACTACATCAGTATAACTCATTCCTTCCTTGAGTTGCAAGAATTTCTCCATCGTTATAACCTTTGGCTCCTGAATCACCGTTTTTGATTCTGTGTCTGTTGTTGATGTTGTTGTCGAATGATCATTTATCGTAATGAAAAATGAGACAGCAAGTAATACGATAACGCCTATCAATATATTTTTTTTCATAAGAGCTTTTAATGTTTAATTGCTAACTGAACAAGACTTAGGATTTTGCCAAAGTTTAAAAATATGGCTAATCCAAGAAAAATTAAGAACCATTTGATTCCTGATGTCATGTTTTTCCACCTCCTTTCGAATCTAAGCTCACTCAGTAGCTGTTTTGTAATTTTCATAATGCTTTGTTTACGGTCATTTGATAGTTTGCCCAATGTCCAGAATCTCATTTCCTCTTGTCGCATTTTTTCTTCCATTTGACGCTGTTTTTTATAGTCAAACGGATTGTTCGGAGTTCCATATGAGGAATATCCACCGATAGAACTTCCAGCATAAATCGCATTATTCATTGGATAATACGTTGATGTTGCTATAAAAGACGATCCCGTCCATGATACTGGGCCTGCCATATTATTCACCGTATTCCTTCTCCTTAATTCTTTCTTCGAGCTTCTTCACAAACTGTTCAATCGTGAACTGCTTGTTTCTGTAAAGCAAGAAGGCAAAAAAAGCAAGAATAATTAATAACTTGTGTTTTTTAAACACCTCCTCAGCGTCTCCAAACACTGAGGTCATCGTATTCTTAAAGTCAGTATACAGTCCTTTAAGAAATGTGATTTCTTTGTTTTCCACTTTCGTTGTTTCCTTTTTCATTTTTTATCACCTCCTCTGATTTTTGAAATAACTTTTTTAACTGTTTTCTTACTTTCAAGCAGATGCTTGTCTCTTTTTTTATACGAGTCAATCATATTGTGGTATTCCTTTTCTCCTTCGGTTATGAGCATATGATAAGCGATGGTTACATCCATTTTGTGTTTGTCACATGAGCCGAGACCTGAAATATCCATATCAGGAGAGAAAAGCCATTTTGCTGGTTTATTACATACCTCACACTTTTTTTTCATTTAAATCAATCATCGCAACTATTAATTTGATTCCGTTTTGGTCAATACAACTTGCTAACCAACAGTTCCTTGAAATGCTTCAACGCAAGGTTATATGAAGCCATCGCCTTCCTGTATATGCTTATTCCGCTCAAGCTCATATATTTTGTTTTCTCCCTTTCTTCGTGCCTTACGAGAGATTTAGCCAATTTACCGATGCTGGTTTGCGTAAACACTTTCTTTTTTCTCTTCTCCTGTGTCATAGTTATTTCTTGAATAATTTATAATTTATTTCATATCCGCACCGAGTACATTTCCATTCTTGTTGTGGTAAATCAAACCGCATTATTCTTGGGTCTACAAAAGCATGGCCAAATAATCTGCATATTATTGGTGTTTTTTTCCATTGACCTTTGAGTTTAGTATATACCATTATTTGTCAAGTAATTTATTTAACCCTCCCCATTGTTCTGCCATAGCTTTTGCTATTCCTATGAATGTCCGGCTTCTTACGATTGAGCGTTCTTTTGGCGGCAACTTGAAAGCGTCAGAATACCATTTGGGCATTGACCTTCCGCTTTTG